ACGAACCGCTCGACGGGGTACGACTTGCTGATCGTCTTGCCGTAGACCTTACTAGCAAAGATCGAATACACATCCTCGCCCTTGCGGAACTGCTCGACGACATCCTTTTGCCCGGCAAGCCACGCCAGTACACGCGCCTCAATCTGACTGCTGTCACAGTTGACGACATAGTGTCCGGGCGGAGCCAGAATAGAATTTTTCAACGCCTTCTTTTTCTTGTCTCGGCTCGGCAAGTTCTGGAAGTTGATTGCATCTGCACCCGCCCAACGCCCGGTATGCGCTCCGTAATACTTGAGCGGGATAGGTAGTAACCCACGATTGCGCTCTCCCACACCGATGAATCTTTCAATACGTGACTCTTCGATGGTGGACTTAGTACCCAGACGAACTGCGCACAGTTGTTGTACGTCAGGGTCTTCGTGTTCAAGTAACTCAATAAAGCCCTCGTCATTCTTGGCGAGTGCGAATGTTTCCTTGCCCGTGGCGGGGCTAATTTTCATGGGTGGATCCACCCCGAACTCTTTCAGGATGGCTGCGAACTGTGGATTACTAGCCAACTTAGCGCGGACTTCTTCCTCGTCGCCTACTTGCAAGATACCCTTCAGACCATTGAGTAACGATGTCTTCTCTTCCTTGATCTCTTCGAGGCGTGACACAAGCAGTGCGTCATCGACCGCTAAGACCGGCTGCGTGTACATGCGCAGCGTCATATCAATAAGGTCTAGTTCCGGGCCGGGGAATCCGTTCTCCAACATCGCTGAGAACAGTTTGAACGTGAGTTCCACGTCATTGATGCAGTACCTACCGTACTGTGCGAGGTCGGCCTCGGTGAAATCCTTCAGCCGTTTGCCCTGTGCCTCGACAACCTCTGTACCTTTTTTACCCAGAGCGTAACGTTCTGCCAGCTTAGCTAGCGAACCTCCTGCATCCACACCATGAATTGCCCGTGCCATGCAGAGAGTATCGAAGTACCTCGCAGGCAATATGTTGTATCGCCACGCTAGGATTGCTCCATCGAATTGCATGTTGTGGCACAGAACTGCGGAGTTAGCCCAATCAATCTTGGACAACTGTTCTTTTATATCTTTCGTGTACCACTTAGTCTGGCCATCATCGATCTTGATGGCCACGCCAATCACTTCAAAGCGAGGGTCGTTGATGTACTCCTCGGTCGTAAGCCTTGTCAGGCTGAAGTCCTTGGCGTAGTACGTTTCAAAATCAAGCGTTACGAAACTCATGGGTCTACGCTCCACGTGTCCGTTTGCCGCTCAAGTTTTGGCCACTCAGATATCGTAACGAAAGACTTGTCTTGCACAAGGATGTGGTTAGTCGGCTGCGCCGTGAACTTGCCGTTGTCCAACTTGATGAAGTAGAACTCTTTTGATTGCTCTGGCTCAAGGCTAAACCCATCAAGCATAGGGATGGCTGTGAACACGTAGCGACCAGTCAGTTCTACCTTGGAGCGCAACTTAACGCGCACCGGCACGGCTTCAAGGAACGGGTACTCCACCAGACTGAACTGATGTCCGTAACAATCCCATGTCTGTGCGTCGGATGGATTCCATGGCGTATCCAAAGTTTTGTGCGACAGTCGATGCAGCGGCACGTTGCGATATACCGCGCCACATTCAAGCATCACATGGCATCCCCACGTGCGACCGGGATGGCTGACCAGACCGAACCACGATACTCGTAGCCAATCGGTATTGCCGAACGTGTTGGGTTCTACCCAACAGTATATGTGCCGCAAAAGCGGTGCTGCTCCAGAATAAATCATGTGTTGGCCACCTTAATCATCTTCCACCCTTTGCCGGTCTCTACGAATCCTGCTAGCCGTAGTGCTTCCAGTGAACGGCATTCCCCAAATCTGTATTTGTGTCCATGAAATGAACCTGCGGTTGCAAACTTGCGCTTACATTCCGTACATCTTCTTTCTGCTTTTACGACGACCGTCATTCCTCAAACGCTCCACTTCTTTCCTCAAGTAAATGATCTCATCTCGACATGCCCACAACACGCTGCCCACGGTGAGAAACTTCATCTCTGTTGTCGTCGAGGCATCGTTGATATCGTTGGGGAGTGCTTGGATCAAATCAAGGATATCATCTTCGATTTCCACGCAGTGTCTCCAGTTCAGTCTTCAAAGTATTGATCTCTAATAAAATCACTGTAGCCTCGTTGAACAGCCCCGCCCTGCGAATATTTTCTAATGACCGTTCTAACAATTTTTGTTGAGACTGGCCGTATCCCCACGGAGCGGCGTTCATCTCGTCCTTCCACGCGCCGGGGGGCGACATATCGTCTACCGTCACGCTGCTCGACTGTTCCACCTTCTGCTTTGATTCGTTCGTCATACTGTCTAATTCCTCGGTGTACTGCTGTTGCCATGTGATGCTGTGGCAGATTCCACAGCACCATCAAATCCTTGTAGGTCATACGCTCGTCAAATTCTTTTGCTCTTCGCTTACGCTCTAACAAGAACAAGTATTGTTCATACGACAGAGCCAAGTTGAATCTCGACAATCTTGTATAGACCTTACTTTCTTTCTTCTTTCCTCGTCTCATCTCGCACCAACACTAGTAATTTGCTCATCACTTCGCTTTGCGACTTGGGCTTGCCTTGTCGATGGTTTTCGTCGAACTGATTCGCCATCGCTGTAATGATCTCCCAATCAATATGAGCAAGTTTTAAATCCTCCCCAATCTGTGCCCAAATTTTTTCCTGTGCCGGTAACTGCACCACGTGTTCAGGTTTGATATCTAAGTAAGACACATCGTCATCATCGTTTGAAGTCATTTCTAATCTCCTGAATGAGTTCTTGAATTTGATTAGTCCACGGAGCCGTCATACTCTCGCGGGGGAATAGTTTGACTGACGGATAGAACAGACTGTTACGCCCGTTCTTGTGATTCCAATACCACAACTTGTTCGCATCAAGTACATACGTCGGCTTACCCAACGCTCCTGCGATATGCACGTTAGCGTTACTGACTGACACCACCGCATCGCATAATGACATGATCGCGGCCACGCCTTCCAAGTCAAAAAAGTTACTGACGGTGGTCTGCCATACTTGTTTGCCCGTCTTCTCCTCGAATGGCTCAATGTCATGATCAGGCTTGCCATATTGAAGATTGACGATCTTGACGTTCGGGATATCCCAAAGTCCGATCAGTTCCTCTAGCGCCACGCTTTTGTGCTTATCGATACGTGGTGCAGTACTTGCCCACGACAGACCGATAACAAACTCTTCTCCGGTCAGATTTAATTCTTGCTTGACCTGTTCAACACGTGCCGGGTCAGGCGTGATGTACTTGTATTGAGCATACTTTTCGATGTCAGCCTGTGTCTCAATGAAGTGTCTACCGATACTGCCAATCGCAATCTGCGAATCGTATTCAGAGTTATTCACTCTGGAGTTGTGCGGAATAAAAGTGATGTCAGGGTTTGCCCGTTGAAACAGTCCGATCATACGAACGTCGATCATGACCGTGACTTTCTTCGTACAACTCTTAACCTTTTCCAACAGACTTGCGTACAGCAACTGATCGCCAATGCCTTGCTCACACCACACAAGCACAGACTGATAAGCACGATATGGTCGCCACTCGGGGAGTCTGGTCTTGAGTTTGGGCGAGTTAAAAACGCTGCTCTCCCAACGCTCGTCGTATAACTCCCACCCACGTTTGAAGTTACCCGTCTGCAATTCAATCAGACCCATCGTCCACTTAGCATCCGCGCTGTTCGGATCAAGTTCCAAGGCTCGGCTAAAATCTTCTCTAGCCTTGTCCCAACGCTTCATCTCCCAATGCACTCGTCCACGCTGCACAAAGGATGCAACGACGAGCGGGTGCAGTTCGATGATTGTGTTCAGGTTTGGTATGGCGTCGTCAAACTTGTCGCCTTCGATGTTAGCGAGTGCGTCCTTGAACATGTCTTGTAATGACTTCATCAGTAATTCCTCTCGTTGTGCTTCTGTTTTTGTATTCACAAATTATCTTCAAAGAACTCAAGTACATACGGCTTTCGTAGTTTCCTGAGCGCCTTGTTTTCTATTTGTCTTATCCGCTCACGAGAAACATTATATTTCGCACCTATCTCATCCAGTGATTTGCGTGTACCTTCAAAACCGTATCTACACTTTATAATGTCTATCTCTTTCGGAGTAAGTAGATGTTCCAAAGCAGCATTTAATACTTTCTCAGTCTGTTCTGAAGCGATCTGGTTGATCGCATCGTTATCTCGCATATCTTCAAGCCGTTCGTTCCAATCGTGTTCAACGGCAATCGCGGCTAACTCTGACTCTGTTACGTCTCGGTGTCCTTCGTTGGTCTTCAGCGTGACAGTTTTCTGTCGTTCACTAAACAAATCGTCAGGGAGAACATTCAAAGCGTCTGCTAGTTTTAGTGCTGTGCTACTCCACTTCCCGTCGTTACTCAGTGGCGACATCTTCATGTTGACTAGTTTGTAAACTACGTCGATCCGCAACTTATGTTCTTGGCACATAGCCAATATAGATGTATATCCTGCCGCTTCCATCGCCCGTCTGATTCGCGCATTCGATACACTAATTTTTACGCGATAGTCGCTCACCAGTAATCCCTCCCACTTCGTTTGGCTCCCCATGCAGGGGGCGGCACGTGTGCCCACTCACGTTTGCGGAACTCGTCTGCCCTTCTGAAAAGTCCAAGTAACCACTTGATCACGCCCGTTTCCTCCGCGCTATCTCGCGCTTCAGGTAGAACTCTGCCTTCTCCAAATCCTGCACTGGATCGACGCCTTCCTTTTTCCCTGCACGGACAACGTACTTCACTACGTTGAACAAGTAAGCGTTCTCGGTAAGACCCTTGGCTTCAGCAAAGTCGATGAAGTCGATACCACCCGCCGTGTAGTGTGGTGGCTTGTTTACGAGATCAGCCTTCTTCTCAATCGCATCCATCGCGACCTTCGTCTTTTCTAGTTCTTTGAGAAGTCTGGATTGCGGATACAGCGGTGGTCTAGCCATGACTCAACTCCTTGCGTAGGTTGTCTACGTTTGTTTCATCGATCACTAGTGCGACTCCACCCGCTCGACGGATGTCATCGTGGTTCTTCAGTTGCAGTGCGGTGGGCTTCCCACCGTTCGCCTTACACTCTATACCATAGAACAAACTTTCTTTACATACAATAAAATCCGGTGCGCCGCTGTTCCCGTAGCCTCCTGTCACTGGCATCACGTAGTAGCAGCCCAGTTCATTCAGAATCTTTTTGACCTTCGCTTTCACTTTCGCTTCCGGTGTCACGACCAACCCTTCCTATGACTTGTTCATATGTATCTTCACCAACACGCACAACGAATGTGACGGGGGGATCAGGATTGTCGCCTACCCAATCCAACTGCTCCCCCACGCACCACCCAACCGTTTTGTCTTTAGAGCCAAACATCAAAAGTCCCAACTTATGTTTGATCTCATCTGGCAGGGTTCTGTCAGTAAGGTATCGGGTAGCCCCATTTGGGTAGCGCGACTCGACAACGTAGTGCGTACTCCTACAGGTCACTATCAGACTCTTCATGATCAACCCGCATCAATCATTACTGATCGCATGTTGTCGTACGTCAGATACGACACACCCGTGTCTGCCGACATGATTGACTTGTATCCCTCAATGTGCGGCACGAGATCGTGTGGCTCCGTATCGAACTTCAACTCATGGTGACGGCTGTGCATATGCAACTTGGCGTAGGTCAGCGATGGCAGAATCTCTGACTTCAGTGCCTCGGGCATATCCTCCAGACTACGGAAGAACTGCATGGGTACAGTCTCCACGATCCCCGGCTTGCCACCGATGTCGTGGGTAGTCTCCTTCTGAATCACCTCCCACGAATGCGCGATGTCAATCTGTCGCACGGTGTACCCAAACGTCGGCTTGTAGGTAACGAACCACTTGCGCGGCTCGAACATACGACGCATCTGTCCGTTGACTTCCTTGCGGTAGTTCTCGCGTCGGTCACGCTCGTTGCGCACCGTCTCCAGTGCCTCACGAATGTCGGGACGCACGTCAATCGCGTTACGCTCGTTGAAGTACACCTCCACCAGTGCAGCCAACGTTGAACTGTTCAGTGACTCCCGATAGTTCATGTGTATCTTGCGATCACTGACCAGACCGTTGTACCCCAAGCGGACATGACCCTCTATGAAATTTGGAAGCAAAAGTTCTGCATCGCGAATACGATCCATCAGTTTGTCCCACGCCTTGGTCGTATCCTTCGTGATGGCCTTGGCCAGATACATGGGCTTGTTGGTTTCGATGACCGTCTCAAACCCACTGATACTTTTGACGCTGCTGATTATGTGTGCGGAGTATTGATCTCCATTCTGTATAACACGCAGCACCATAACGCCGTGCGACATGAACTCTAGTATCGTCGCTCCAACTGGAGACCGCTTGTATGCCGACACTTGCATCTGCATCTTCGACGCAATGTGAAGAGCAGGACGATACAAGTCAGACATCATCAACGCGATCCGTTCCTTCTCCGATACGGAGGGGTCGTAAATCTTGTTCATCGTAGTTTCCTCAATCGTTGTTGTACTGAACGACGCGCCCCACAGGCGGGTCGAAACTCTTGCGCTGAGTCACCACCCACAGTGTCGGCGGCATCCCATCCCAATCGATCTCACTCTCAACGTGGCCATCAGTGAACACCACCACGCAGTCCGGTCGATGCCCTGCCTCACGCACGTGCTTGCTGACTGACGAGACCACCGTGCCGCCGCCACCCTCGGGCTTGAGTAACTTGACGATGTCGTTGTAATGCTCGGGCGTGAACACTTGCTCACAATGCACCATCGTGTCCCACCACAACACACGCACACGCTCGGGCTGAACAGTCTGGACGAGAGAGTGAATCTCTGACGCTCCCTCTGCGATCTGCTTGTCATCAATCGAACCAGACGTGTCGAACGCGAACACGATCTCACCCACAGTCTCAGCCACACTCGTCGGCATGATCATGTCCATCGTCAGCCATCGTCGGTCGAGACGACGCAGCGAGACATCATCGTCCTTGCCTTGCGTCTGGTTGACCACGAACTCACGCATGACATCGTTCCACTCAACCTTGGGCACGAGCGAATCTGACACAGCACGGGGCATCTTCTGTCCCATCTTCCCGGCCAACATCCCACCCTGCTGCAAGGCTTGCTCGACTCGGTTGATCAACTCCTTCTGCTCTTCCGCAGTCAGGTTGTCGATCTTGGACAAGTCATGGTGGTCGAGCGTACCGCTCTCCTCCTGCGGGTTGCCGTGCCCCTGTCCTTGACCTTGCCCCTGACCTTGGCCTTGACCCTGCCGCTTACGCTTGGGTGGCGGGTTCTGCTTGAGGTCACGGTACACCTCACCGAATGACCAACCCTCGTACTTCTTGTCGTACAGCACGACGTGCGGAGGTGGCTCACACAGTGTCTTGTCTTGGAAAGCCATGATCAGTGCGTTGTCTACGTAGTCCGCTGCCATGTTCGCCGTCCACTGATCTTCCTTGAAGTACTCAGGGTGACGAGTCAGATGCCGCAGCGCGATGTGAAACGCCTCGTGCATCACCACGAACCGCAACTGTGCATCGTTCAGCCCCGCGCAGAACTCAGGGTTGTAGAACTTGTTGACGCCATCCGTCGCAGCGGTGGGGATGTCGTAGGTGAACTCGCTCTTGCCCATCACCATGACACCTGCGTACAGACTTGTCTCAGGGTGCGTCATCAACTTGACGTGTGCCTTGGTCAGTCTGTCTTGCAGCCGGTCGAGATCAACCGGCTGCTTTGCGTATGTAGGATAAACTTGCATGACCCACTCCTTACCGGGCGACCCGGTAGTTCTTGACCATCCAATCCTTGACCTTGGGATTCATCGATCCCAACTTCGCCGTGCGGTTGTTGTCGGTGATCATCGTTGCAAACACGCACTGCAACTCACGCGACTCGACCCGCACGATGTACTTCATCGCGTTCGACAACTCATCCTGCGTCTGCACAAGGTCAGCCATGTTGTACATGAGCATGAGCAGTGCAGCCGGGTTTGTCGGCAGCGGCGTATCGTCTGGCTTGGTCAACGGCTTGCGCGGATCGACCAACTCCTTCTCCAGTGCAATGAACGACGACATGAGACTCGCGAACGCTGCACCGCACGTACCTTCGATGGCTGCGCGGGTGACATCTTCTCCAAGCACCACGCGATTGCGCACCGCTACGTCCATCAGCGCGAGGGAGCGCGGCGATACGAACGTGACCGGGTTGGTCTTGGGGTTGAAGATGTACGGGTTTTCCTTGGCAGACTCACCGTCCAAGTAACTCGCCATGACACGCGGGTTCATCGCCACACAAGCACGGGTGATCGCACTGATGCCGTTGGCTGTCGCCCAGTTGTTAGCCCACACCTCTGCACTCGGCTTGCGCATCTGCACCTTACAGATACGGTTACCAAAGTGTGCCTCAATCGTATCGTTGACACCGTCGCTCACGTTGTTGGACGTGAGGAACACCTCGCTACCCTCGGGCAACTTCTTGTCACCAATGCAACGCTCCAAGACAGCGCGAGTGAACAGCGGCTTCATGGACTTCAGCACCTTGAGTGCCTCGTCGAACATGATGATCTTGGGTCGCGGGTCGTTCATGTCGATGAGCGAGGTGGTGTACTGTTCGATGCTCTTCGTGTCACGCTCGGGCATGTTCATGAACAAGTCACCGTCACGCTTGTTCGGTGCATCGACGTACACGTACTGATACTTGTCCTCGGGGAAGTTGTCCCGCACGTCACGCCACTTGTCACCGTTCTCAATTGCACGTTGACGCAGGACGCTCGACTTGCCCGTACCCGGCTCGGACAAGATCAAGATCGACAGCGACTTGCCCACCGTAGCAATGAGTCGCACCACCTCGTTGATGTCGAGGGTTGTTGTCAGGTTGATAGCCATCGTTGTTTCCTCTGGTTGTATAACAAATTTGTTAGGCAGATCAGATGCCAAACTTCTTCATGATGTCATCGACTTCGCTCTTCACCGTGGCACGGAGCGCATCACTGTCACGCAGTGCCTTGATGTTGATTCCCTTCAGTGCGACTTCGAGATCAGCCCGTATGCCTTCCAACCGCGCACTGTTTGACGGGTTGAAGTGCTTGAACAGATCGCAATACTCAATCGCCTTCTCAAGCGTGGACTCGTGCAAGCGACGGCGCGTGACCTTGGTCTCGCCCTGCTCCTCTCGTACGTCCACATCACAAGTGTGACTGATCGACTGCATGACCTTGGCCAACTGTGCCAACTGTTTGTCGGCAGTCTCTTGAATGAACCGCTCTGCCTGTCGTGAGTAGTGATCGCTCAACTGCGCAGCAACATCCGTCGATATCTTCTGACCAAAGTCAGACTCGGGGATGCTCTGCACAAACAAGTTGATATCGAACTTGCTACGCACGAACGACACATCAGGGTAGTCACTCGGGTCGTACATCCTGCCCTGCATGGTGAATGCGTAGTTCGCTTTGATGTCGTTGTATGCGAGACAAAACGCATCGACCAACTGAATGAACTGCGGCTTGATCACGTTGTCGTACTCGTTCAACACATTCGGTATGTCGTAATTCGGAATCAAACCGGACGACCCCACGTATGGCCATGACTTGGCTTTGAACCAGTTGTACGCACGGCTGCGGTACTTGAGGATCGCGTCATGTTCGCGGCATCCTGCCAGTAGATTCTTCTGCACCTTGGCACTGCCAGAGGCTGCACCCTTGGATGCGGTGACCTCCTCGCTCAACGTGTCGTCCTGCTTCTGACCCAACCACACACGAATCTCAAGGTTGCCCTGCACTGCGCAGTCACGCAGCGTCGTGATGTGTTCCGGTGTCGCTAACTGACTCTCAATGCTCATCGTCATGTCCTCGTTGTTGTGCCTAACAAATTTGTTAGGCGGGTTGATTCACTCGACTGAAGATATGTTAACAAATGTATACTAATGAGTCAAACTCGGCGTTACAAAAATCAAACGGGTTTTGTCTCACCCTTCATCACAACCACACTTCATAGCCACCCCCACACAAATCACGGATGCCTTCACGGGGGTCTCCCACTTTCTTCCATTTGAACTTGTGTTGTTGTGCTAACTCATTCCATTCCTTGCCGGTCATCCAGAGATTCTCCCCGTTCAAATAGCGGAACCCCTGAAAGGTGCCACGGGGTGGCACACGCAACTCATCCTTCTTCATCGTCGTACTCCTATTGCACTGGCCACACGTAGGGCAGATCGTTGGATTCGCCCCACCCATACGTCCCATAAAACTCCGGGTCTTTGCGTAGCAAGTTCGAGCGGTGCGATGCATGGATAGCCTCGTCGCCCAACCACTGCGGCGGCATGAACGTTCGCCCGTCCTCCTCGTACTGCAACAGTGCAGTGGCAAAGAAGTCATGGAGCGAGTCCTTGTACCCACGACGCTGCCATTCCCAACACATGGCTAGGCCATACTGGCAAAGACTGACCTCGTGACCGCGCCACATCTTGGTAGCCGGGTGATTACGCCACCCGCCTGTGGTCTTGGGCATGGCTAGCAGAATCTGCTTGGTCTCGACCCGCTGCTTGCCCAGTCGCTTGTAGTCCAGTATCTGCGCAGACTCTGCGTAGGATGGTGATGGTAGGAACGTTTGCATGATTACTTTCTCCCCCAGTTGACCCACTCGTCACGGTTGGGCGGCTCGACAATCTGTCCTGCTACGTTTCTCTTTTTGAATTCCGCATACACCTCTTCGCATACAACGTGCTTAACAATTACCTCTTCGCCAGATGAGTCGATCAAGTCATCCCAATCCCACTTACGGGGGTTAGTACCATCACGCACATCTAACTCAAGCATCACAAAATACTTCTTACCCATCACACTTCCTCCCCTTCGCGAATCGTCACGTCCTGTACCCATGCTGTCACCGAATTAATCGGGGACTGCCACTCACCCTGCACCACACGTTCGATCTCGTGAGCGATCTCGTCGGTCACCATCTCTGCTTCGACGCTATTCGGGTCGTCGATGCCATCGAACTCGAACACCACCAACACTTGTAATTTCTTACCCATCACACTTCCTCCTCAAACCAATAACGGTACTCGTCCTTCAACTCGTCCATGGTCATCTTCTCGAAACCTCTGAACCCCCTGCGCAGAAAGTCTTCCATGACCTCTACGTCTGAGTAGTTCATGTTGTCTCTGATTCGATAGAGTGCCTGACCAACCAACTCGTTGATCAAGTCTTGCCTCGACATATCTTTGATACTCATCGCTTGTCCTCTTCGTTATGAAGCCACAACGCTTCCCAATCAGCGCGGTCAATCTTCACCCAAACTGAATCTTCAAACTCTTGGACAACTTCTGCGGTTTCAAGTATGTCCAAGGCCATCTCTACTTTTTCATAGTCATCCATCACACGTTCTCCTTCTGGTTCTGTGGAAAATCACTTGCCTCAAGTATCGGTTGAGTCAGTGCTGTGCGCAGACGATCCAGTATCAGATGCAACTCCTCAACGTCATCGCCCACCAAGCACACCTCTTCCGAATACCCATCTGGCTTGCCGTTGTCGTCGTACGTTACCTCTGCAAAGAAATAACAAACGTCACCCCATGGATCAACAAACCGGATCACCCTGTTATTCCAAGTAAACTCTGCGCTCATTCGCCAATCTCCTGCACTCCGGTAAGTTCGGCATCCATCCACTCGTATTCCTCTTCGGATACGTCCGTCTCTGCGTCATACCAATCGGTATCGCGGAACTTGTCGTACGCTTCAAACTCGTTGTCGGCTTTGACGTAGACCGTCTTCACCGCAAAGATCGTGACCGGGACGGTGTAGGTATAAAGTTTCTCGCTCATCGCTCGTCCTCCAGAAGTTTATTGACCCATTTGACATGACCACGCAGGGCGTCGGTCTCTGTCTGGTAACTATCGACTACTTCAGACTTCTCGCCGTTGTAGAACAGGCAGGTCTCGTATACGTACGGACT